TGGCCACAACGTATAATCATTGATCGTGGTCCTGTTATGACCCCTGGTAATTTTCAATTGATGCAAAAACATTATAAACGACCTTTTAAATGTATTGTATTACTTAGAGATTTAATGGATGTATTAGCTTCGTATATGCAATGGTACACAGAAAATCCTGATTCATTTGTTAATAGATTTGGACTACAAACTGATGAAGAAAAATTAGGAATGATTATGAATAAAGATGGTGCTGTTGCTAAAGATTTAGAGGCTATTAAAAATGCATACAATTACCCTGATTTATGTCACTTTGTAAAATACGATGACATGGTTGAAAATTCAAAACAAGAGTTTAGAAAAATATATGAGTTTATGGGTGAGCCTTATTTCAATCATAGATTTGATAATTTGGATCAAGTCAATGTAAATGGTTTATCTTATGATGATAAAGTAGTTGGCAGTAATATGCACAAACTATTTGATGGACCTGTAAAAAAAGTATATAACCCTTACATAGAAAAAATACCTGAAAGAATTAAAAATGAATACCAACACATTAAATTTTGATTTTGTATTTTTAGGTCAATCGATTCTAAAGTATCAGGTACCCTTAGATATTTTTCATTCGATTAATCATATTTACGAAAGTAATTTTCATAATCTACATCCCGCAAATGGTCAATTAGTAGGTAAGATAGAAAGTGAACATTCTTTGTTTTATAATGGTCAAGATCAATCTAAGATGAAAAATCATAATATATTACCTACAAATATTACAGATTATTTTATGACAATCTTTAAACACTACCTAGCTTTTAATAAAATTAGAGAGTACGATACTCATTTAAATTCTATTTGGGTTAATGAAATGAAACAGCATGAATATAATCCTGCACATATTCATAGAGGAACTTTGTTTACAGGTTTATCTTCTGTAATGATTTTAAAACTACCATCAACTTATGGTAAAGAATATTCAAATGATGCAGTTCCACAAAATGGAAGACTGCAAATATTAGGTGCAAGTAATGGTCAGTTTGCAAAGATAGATTATCAACCACCAATGGACCTTAGAGATTTTTATGTATTTCCATATGACATGAGACATTGTGTTTATCCATTCAATGGAACGACAGAGACTAGACGAACATTAGCTGCAAATTGTGATGTGCAGTTTGATCCAATTAAAAACAGAGGAGCAATATGATAACAGAACCACGATGGAGATCATTTATAGTTGAAACTACTAAACCTATATTTACACCTTTACAATGTAAAATGATTATAGAAGCTGGAAGAGAAGAACCTAGAAATGATGCTGCAGTTGGAAATAAAGAAGGCATTAAAGGTGGAGTAATTGATACTAAAACTAGAACTTCACATATTAGTTGGATACCTTTTAAGAAAATGAATGATATGTATAAAGACATTGAAAAAATAATGAAAACCACTAATGGTAATCATTTTGGTTTTGATGGAATGCAAATTACAGAAATGGCACAATATACAGAATATCCTGAAGGAGGATTTTATGATTGGCATGTAGATAATGATGTGAACATGGCTCATGAACCCCCTGTTAGAAAAATATCTATGACTTGTTTGCTTTCTCCCGAAACAGAATTTGAAGGAGGAGATTTAGAATTAATGGCTGAAGGTAAAGTTGCAAAACTAAAACAAGGTCATGCAATATTCTTTGCATCATTTATAAGACACAGGGTAAAACCTGTTATCAAAGGACATAGAAAATCACTTGTTATGTGGTTTGGAGGAACACCTTTTAAATGATCAGAGAACTTCATTTTCCAACTCCAATATATTTATTTGATCATAATGATCCATCTTTAAATGTTCAATTAGAAAAAGATATTTTAAATTGGATGAATGAAGATAAAGGTGTAACTAGAACAAATGTTAAAGGTTGGCATTCAACAACTGATATGCAATTAAGACCAGAATATAAAAGGTTAGCAGATGCTTTGTATGAAGCACAATTAAAAATTTATGATGAAGAACATTTAGATAGTGAACCTTTTTTAGGTAACATGTGGGCTAATGTAAATCCACCTGGTGGAATGAATAGAGCACATATACACCCTAACTCATTATGGTCTGGAGTATATTATGTCAAAGCACCTAAGAACTCAGGGCATTTAAAAATAGATGATCCAAGAGCAGCAGCTTCCATGTGTAGACCTAAGATGAGAGAAAGATTAAATCACCCTGATACAGCACCTACTAGATTATGGAGAGAAACACATTACGAACCAAAAGCAGGGAGACTAATTATGTTTCCATCATGGGTTACTCATTGTGTTGACCCTAATGAATCTAATGATATAAGAATATCGGTGTCGTTTAACTTTTTACAAAAGACGATGTTTGTATGATAGTTCATAAAGATCAAATAGTCTTTAGAGAAAAACATCTTCAAACAGAAGAAGGAAGAATGAGTCAAACAGAAAATGAAAGATGGAAAAAATTAAAAATAGATATAGAAAAAAATGGTATAATTAATCCTTTAATTTGTACTGAAAAAGATGGTAAATATAGATTGTGTATAGGAATGAGAAGATTTATTGCAGGGTGTATATTAGGCATAGAAAATTATAAAATAGAAATAGTACCTGATGAAGAAGTAGATACTCTTATGAATGCTACAAGTAAATATCAAAAAAAACATGAAGATGGAACAGATATATCATTATGACATTTAATAAATATCAAGTAATAAAGAAAGCTGTATCATATGATCTAGCTAACTTTGCATTAAATTATTTACTACTTAAAAGGGATGCAACAAGATTTATGTATGAAAATAATCTACATTCACAGTCCCCGATCCTTGGAACATGGACCGATCAACAGATACCAAATACATTTTCTTGTTATGGTGATTTTGTAATGGATACATTACTAGTTAAAATGTTGCCTGTAATGAAACAACATACAGGATTAGATTTGATACCAACTTATTCTTACACTAGAGCCTATAAAAAAGGTGATTGTTTACATAGACACAAAGACAGACCTAGTTGTGAAATATCTACAACTATTAATCTAGGTGGAGATCCTTGGCCAATCTTTATAGATGGCACAGGTGCCAATTCTGTTATCAATGAAAGACAAAATCTTGTTAAACCCGATGCTCCAAAAGGTGAAAAAGTATTACTTGAAGTAGGAGACATGCTAGTGTATTCTGGTTGCGAACTAGAACATTGGCGAGAACCTTTTGATGGTCAAGTATGTGGACAAGTATTCTTACATTATAACCATGTAAATGGTCCTTTTGCTGAAAAGAACAAGTTTGATGGAAGACCAATGTTAGGTCTACCTTCGTTTGTAAAATAGCAATAGATTTTTACCATTTTTGTTATATACTTTAAATTATGCCATTAACTCAATTAAATTTTCAACCAGGAATTGATACTGAAAATACTCCTACTGGAGCAGAAGGTAAATGGGTAGATGGTGATAAAATAAGATTTCGTAAAGGACTTCCTCAAAAAATAGGCGGTTGGACAAAATTTAGTACAGATTATTATGTAGGAGTTGGAAGAGCTTTAGAACAATGGTTTGCTTTAGATGGTTCTCGTCTTGAAGCTCTAGGAACTGATAGAAAAGTATATGCTTATGCTTCAGGAACAAGTCAAGATATTACTCCTATAAGATCAACAGAAGCTCTTGTTAATGCTATTAGTACTACTTCAAGTAGTGACATTATAACTATCACAGATACAACTCATGGGGCTATACAAGGTGACTTTGTCACACTAAGTAGTGTAAGTACTGATGTTGGTGGAATTCCTGCAGCTACATTAGATGCTGAATATGAAATTTTAAGTATAGCAAATGTTGATGCTTATACTATTCAAAGTAGTGCAACAGCAACTTCTTCAGTAGGACCTACTGCTAATTGTACTGTTACTTATCAATTAAATATTGGACCAAGTGAACAAACTTTTGGATATGGTTGGGGAGCCGGTACTTGGAGTGCCGGTACTTGGAATACTCCTAGAACAAGTTCACAAATTACTCTTGATGCAAGGTTATGGTCTATCAATAATTGGGGTGAAGATTTAATAATAACACAAAAAGATGGTGGAACTTACGAATGGGATACTTCAGGAGGAATGACTGATAATAGAGCTACAGTTATTGCTAATGCTCCTACTAATTCTACTTTATCTTTAGTATCTACAGAAACTAGACACGTTGTGTGTATGGGAACAGAGACAACTATTGGTGATATAGCTACTCAAGATAAAATGTTTATTAGATGGTCTGATCAAGAAAATTATAATCAATGGACACCTAATGTAACTAACTCTGCGGGATCTCAAAGAATAGCTGGTGGAAGTGAAATAAGATGTGCAAGACCTGCTAAAGGAACTATATTAGTATGGACAGATACTACAATGCAATCAATGTCTTTTATAGGTCCTCCTTTTATATTTGGTTTTAGACAATTAGGTAATGACTGTGGAGCTGTCGGTCTTAACTCCGCAATGGTAATTGATGATGTAGCTTACTGGATGTCAGATGGACAATTCTTTAGATACGCAGGATCAGTTCAAGAAATACCTTGTCCTATATTAAATCATGTATTTGATGATATTAATAAAACTCAATATGCACAAGTCTATGCTGCACAAAATTCAGAGTTTTCTGAAGTAATATGGTACTACTGTTCTAGTTCCTCTGATCAATGTGATCGTTATGTAATTTATAATTATCTAGAAAACTCTTGGTATTTTGGAACTATGGATAGAAGTACTTATCAAGATAATGGTGTTGAATTAAATCCTTTAGCTACAGAGTATTTATCTACTTCTAACGCAAGTACTATTTCAACAATTAATGGATTAACAGAAGGTAGAAGTTTAATTTATGCTCAAGAATCAGGAGTAGATGCTGATGGCTCTGCTTTAACAGCTTATATTCAATCAGGTGACGGAGATATTGCTGATGGTGAAACATTTAGTTTTATTAATAAAGTTATACCAGATTTTCAAAATCAAACTGGAAACACTGTCATTACTTTAAGTGTTAAAGACTATCCTAATGATACCGCAACAGTAGGAGAAACTTTGACAGTAAACAACACAACTAGGTTCGTTAATACACGTATTCGTGGTAGACAATCTAATATTAAGATAGAAAATAATAATATTGGAGATAACTGGAGATTTGGTACATTAAGAGTAAATATAAAACAAGATGGAAAAAGATAAATATACTATAAGACCAGCTAGAATATCTGATGCTGTTCGTATAAGAGAACTACTTAAAACGTGGCTTACAGAGGCTCCATTCAACTTTGGAAACACTAATAATACTAAAGCTTTAGAGAATATAGTATTTTACATTAAGAATAGTTTTGTTATAGTAGTAGAATATGAAAATATTATTATAGGAACATTAGCTGCTACAGTTGATGAGACATGGTATAGTGACAAAAAGTTCATGAGAACTTTATGGTTACACGTGAATCCTAAACATAGAAACTTTAGGATCTTTCGTTCTATAATGATAGTTTTTAAAGAATACGCATTAGCAAATAAAGTAACTGCGATATGCGAAATCTTTCAAGGTAAAGACGTTGAAAGAAAAGACAAGGCTTTTATTAAATTAGGATTTAAAGTTATCGGAGGAACTTATATAGTCAATGGGTAGTATTTTCAAACCAAACACCACTGTAGTACAAGCACCACAGCAGTCATCGACTAGCTATGATATACCTGAATACTTTAAAGAAATTCAAGAACGAACTTTAAGAACAGCAGAAAATGTATTCTCTCAACCTTACACTGCTTATCAAGGTCAACGTATAGCTCCACTTAATCCAATGGAGGAAGCTGCAGCTAATGTATATACTAATCAAATTTTACCTGAATCAGGACAACTTGCTGCAATAGGTGCTCAAACTTATGATGCTAACACTGCTGCAACTTATGCTAATCCTTACGAACAACAAGTTATCTCTGGAGCTTTAGGAGATTTAGGAGAAGCTTATGGTCAAACACAAAAACAAATGAATGCACAAGCAATTGGTGCTGGAGCTTTTGGTGGATCAAGACAAGGCATAGAAAACGTATTAGGAAGAGAAAGATATTTAGATACTGTAGGAGATACATCAGCTAGATTAAGACAAGCTGGTTTTGAATCAGGTGCTAATAGATTTGCTCAAGATAGAGCAGCACAGTTACAATCAGCTCAATCTCAAATAGGTGCTTTAGGACAATCAGCAGCAGGACTTGCCGGTTTTGGAACTCAAGCTCGTGGTATAGAACAAGCTGGACTTGCAGAAAACTATCGTGACTTTATAGAAGAAAGAGAATATGGTGCTGGACAAATAAGACAAATGGTTGGAGCTTTATCAGGTGCTCCTATTAGAAGTTATGGAGAAGAAAGATCAGGATCAGTAGGTACACCAGTCGCTGGCCCAAGTACCTTTGGTCAAGTTGCTGGAGCTTTAACAGCAATACAATCTGACATAAGATTAAAAGATGATATTAAATTAGTTGGTAAATCTCCATCAGGAATTAAAATTTATAACTTTAAATATAAAGGTGATGATAAAAAATATCAAGGTGTCATGGCTCATCAAGTTCCTCATGCATCAATTGTTAATGATGAAGGTTATCTAATGGTAGATTACAATAAACTCGATGTAGAGTTTAAGGAGATATAATGGCTTTA